TTCAACTTTGTCTCTTAACGTCTCAATGTCTTCTTGAATTCTGTCTAGGATGTCTTGGATTGTTTCTTTCTTTTTACCCATGGTTGTCTCCATTGTTAGTTAAACCATGGGCTAGTTATCATAAGATTATGACAACAAAAAGAAAAAATAAGTTATTGATTTTGTTGACTTAACCAATCGAACTCGTGATCGTTATAAGGCAACATTACTTTACTTCTATTTTTGTGGCTTCTAATTCTTCTGGTTCATTAACACCGAACTTGATTGTTAATACACCATTCTTCATTTCAGCTTCATCAACGACTACATCGTTTCTTAACTGAAACTGTCTAGTAAATTTTCTAAAAGCCAAACCTTGATGAATAAATTCTTTTTCTTTATCATCAATCTGACCTTCAACAGTTAGAACACCATTCTTAAATTCAACAAGAACATTCTTCTTATCGTATCCAGCCAAAGCTAGTTCTAAACCGTATTTACTTTTTCCATACTTTACCACATTGTAAAATGGAAATGATTTTACTTTTGACCAGCTATCAAACACACCATCAAAAATGTCGTCAAACACTTTTGTTGATCCATTGAATAGTTGATTGCTTATGTTATTGAAAACGTCTAGGTTTGTCATAATAACTCCTTTTAGTTAAGCAAGTTAAATTAGGCCCACCCACATGATGCAGCCTGTAAACAATATAATAGATATTAAATAATTTTCAATAGCCAAGTTCATCATATTTATGATGATCTGGTTGATTAAAACTGATGGTATGTATCTCTTTTAAATCATGTTCTCTGTCTAAGAACTTATATTCAATCTTTGTTGTAGTAAAATCTCTTTGTATCTTTTCACATATTTCTTCAGGATTAAATTCACCACAAGAGTAAACATCAAACTGAAGTAAAGCTGGATTTGGTTCATCCCATACGTGCATTACAATGTGGGATGTTTCTATGATGGCAGCGCCTGTAATACCACGATTACCGACCATGTTAGAGTACTTAACATAAGGCCCCATCATAACCTTCATGCCGATTTGTTCTATGAATTTTTCTAACCAGCGCCGAAGAAACTCCTCGTCCATAGGAGGACTTACAGCTTCTGCTCTTATAATTAAATGCTTATGCACTAATAACTTATTATCCATTTTTGCGTAATACTCTTTTTTGAAAATAATGCAAATACATTATTGACAAGATACATTACCTTTACTATATGTAGCCTATAACTAAATAAGGATAGAAAAATGAAAAATAAAAAACGTAAGATAGCTACGACTGTAATGAGTCCAGTTACTCATTTTAGAAACTTCATGGCTTTTCCAGTAGAGATGATACGAACAACGTACAGCCGTATCTTATTCAAACTAAAAATTAAATAGGTGTCCCATGAAGCATGATCCAAAAGTAATGGTTACACCAGAGCAGTTTGATTTGTGGTTAAAAAAATCAAAGGCCGGAGATTCTATTGTTTATTACAAAGGATCCTTGGCGCCAGATTGTTGCAGACTAGATGGACATAGCAAAAGAAAATTAAGAGATCATGTTATGAATATTTATGGAAGTTGGAATGTGCTGCATGAAGCGTGCACCATTAGCAGCAATAACATCATCGATCTTTATCAAAAGGTAATTGATAAGGGAGAAGTTAAGATTGCAAACGATGATAAAACAAAAAACCGACCTGCTGTATTTGAGTATATAGCGGTCAAACTATAGGAGAAAAGAATGGAAGAAACATACGAAATACTAGAGGCTAAACTTAAAAGAGACATGTATAAAAACGTCAAAAAGTTCAATAAAAGTGAGCTTGATTTCACTCTTTTAATAAAAAATCTTATTGAGACTGCAAGGTGCGCAGACGAAAAGAATATGCCCGACATAGCCAAAGAGTCTAGGGAGAATATAGTAGAGTGTTTAAGGTTTAGAAAAGAGGCTAGACAACACAGTAAAGATACTATAAATTATTACATAAATACTGCTATCAATATGTCGATGCAGTTAAAACCCTTAAGCGAAGCTTATGGACGATGCAATAATGAGGACAAGAGCCGAGTTAATTGACATGATTGACAGGGCTCATGCTGCTTGGAAAGATAAGATTCTTCACGATGCTGCGTTTGATGCTGCAAACGAAGATAGAAGAATCAAAAAGCTGAAGTGTGATCTTTACCAGTTAGAAGATTATATTTCTAGAGAGACTTATCTTCAACCAACTCCAGTTGTACAAGATCTGGACTAAAAATAAATCTTGTAAAGAGTAGAAGTTTATAAAAAAACAGAAAGAGGATATTCGCGTGTATAAAAAAGACTTTAAATTAAACGGAAATGGTAAGACAGAAACTAGATGGACAACGCAATCTATTTTAAAAACAGCAGATGCTTTGTTAACAGAGATAGCAAAAGAGGATAAGAGAACTAAATCAGCAATCATTGAAATAGCATTGCAACAATATGCTAAAAGTATAGGGATGAAAGTTGAATAATGATTTGTCCAATTTGCAAAGGCAATGGTTTTTTAAGAACATATAAAATCTTTATTAAAATATTTTCTTTTGAAATTAAAAAGACAGTAATTAAAGATTGCACTGTTTGTAGAAGCCAAGGTGAAATAAAATTCTTAAGTCAGTTATTTAGACATCACTTGCATTAATGCCATACAAGTCCAAAGAGATGAGAGCAGTCTCCTCTCGTAGATGGTATGTTAAAAACATTCATCGTAAGATGCATGATGGTGCTAAACGAAGAGCAAAGAAAGCAAACATTCCTTTTAATATAACTATACAAGACATTACCGATGCCTTTCCAAAGGATTGGATCTGCCCTGCTTTAGGGGTTAAGATGGAAGTTGCAACTAGAAAGAACAATGAACTCTCTCCCACACTAGATCGTATTGTTCCAGATTATGGATATGTGAAAGGAAATATTATGGTGATATCTTACAGGGCCAATGGAATCAAAAGCAATGCTGTACCTTCAGAAATTAAGTCTGTGTATGACTATGTGGTAAAGAAATATTGGAAGGCAATTGAATATTTTGCTGAACATAATATTGATCCACCCTCTTCAACCATTCGTGTTGGACGTGAACGAAACGTTCTCCTTCAATTGCAAAGCACTGATACTGAAGATCTCTACTAACCATAAATATAACTCCAGTATTAATCTCAGTTCCATAAACATGATTGTGCGCCATGGCATAGGCTCCAAGTTGTAAGAAGTAATCTTTTATCCAGTCTTCTCTCTTTGGTTTGTTTGTTGTTTTAAAATCCATAATACAATTTCTATTCTTATACACTCCAATTAAATCTGTTTGACCAGCATAGAGATGAGGATAGTGTACAAATACTTCTGAGCCCCATACTTCTTTTAAATATGGAAATGCATTTGTCACCACAAGAGTTGCCATCTTTTCTGCTAATACTCCTTCTTCTGTTAAATCTTTATGTCCTTCACCTTTAAGATTCTTTTCAAGAAAGGTATGAAACTTTGTTCCTAAAGAGTTTGCTTGATCTCTAATTTTATTAGCTTCTTGTTCACCAACTCTTTTCTTCCAATCATCTAACTTTGCTTGTTCACTAGCTGGTTTTGTTTTAGAAAGAATTGTTGTAACCGATGGAAGTTTCTGTCCTTCTTCAGTTACATAAGTTCTTCCGGTCTCTTCACTACTGCTTCTAGATATCTTTTGATAAGTAAACTTATTTATTATTTCAACCATTCTTTTAGTTCCTCCCCCATTACATCTCTTGCTAAGTTAATTTTTCTTTTTAATGCATCTACAATCTTATCATCCACAGTGTCTTCAGCAATCATATCTATGTATGTCACGTGTTTCGTTTGCCCTATACGATGCGCCCTGTCTTCTGATTGTAGTCTTACTTCTAAATCATATGAGTTAGAATAATACACAACAGTGTTTGCTGCAGTTAAAGTTAAACCATATCCCCCTGTTTTAGGATTGCTAACAAAATACTTTAAGCTTGAGTTTGGATCTTGAAACTTAGCTACAATGTCTTGTCTATCTTTATCTGCTGTATCTCCATAAAAAGATTCTGCAATCTCTTCATCTTTAAAATGTTTTCTGATCGCTTCTGTAATTGATTGTATGTCTTCTCTAAATACAGCCCAGATAATAACTTTACCATCTGTTTCATCTAATATATTTAATAGTTCATTGACACGATTGTTCTCTAACTTTACAATACTTCCTTCATTTGTTTTTAAATGACCACAAGTTATCTGATGTAGCTTCATAATTTGTGAAAGAACATTCAATGCTCTAACTTGACCACCTTCTTCTAACAAACTGATATTATAATTCTTCATAGTCTCATAAGCTTTCACTTGTTCTTTTGTAAGTTCTATATTTCTTTGTATATAAATTTTATTTGGTAGATCTAAACAATCTTCTTTTAAACATCTAAAAGAAAAACGAGATAATAATTTAGTAAGATCTTCTAAGTTTTGATAACCAATTATTTTTGTGAACTTACCATATGGGCCGTTCATCTTTCTTAGAATGGCATATCTATTTTGAAAAGCATAATAACTTCCTTGCTCTAATAGTTCAGGATCTAAAAAATAACATTGCGTATATAAATCTAATGGAGATTTAGTTACTGGAGATCCAGTCATAATTCTTTTATATTTAGCATGGATACCTACTTTACAAATGTTAGCGGTACGAGTTGCTTTCTGACTTTTTATTGTAGTAGACTCATCCACTACAAACATTGTCTTGTGAGACATTAAAAACTTTCTAGCAAAATCTGTTCCGGTTTTTCCATCACTCTTCTGAGAAGAGAATGCTTCTACATTCATAAGAAGAATATGTAGATCATCATCTACTTGAAACATTTGATTTAAATTATCTTCACTCTTATCGGATCTATTACTTGGTGGAGTCCATACAGATAATTTATATCTTACATGGCTTGGCATATGTTTAGGAATTTCTATTCTTTCCCAGTTACGATACACTCCTTTAGGTGCGACAATAATAACACCATCAATCTTACCTTGATCATACAGCATAGCTATATTATCAATGATAACTTTTGTTTTGCCTGTTCCCATCTCCATAAACAAAGCAAAATTTTTCTGATCCCACGAACATCCTAAGGCTTGTAGTTGATGCTTGTAAGGCTCTATTTTAAATGGGTAGTCACCCATTGTTGACTTGTTTTTATTTTCCATATATCTTAATTCTAATTGACATATAGCATTTTAAAAACTACATGCAAGTACAAAAGAAAAAA